ATATTGCTGTATACTTATACGTATGTAACACACATAAAAGTAACAAACATAAGTGTTACACTACTGTACGTGGCGTATATTGTGTGTATTCCTCCTCATGTCTCCTCCCTCCTGCATGTAATTACGCCACGTACCTCTTTCCTTAGAAAAAAGTATTGACAATGCGTAACAAAAGAATACAACTATATGCATCAGAGAATGTTATAGAAGAGTTTTATGACGCTATAGCAGATAATGACGTAAGAAAACTACAGCGTGTACACATTCCTAAGTCTGATGTATTCTATGTAAGAACAGCTATAGAAGCAGACACTGGAGTGCGATACACTCTAGACCATGTAGAGAGAGCTATGTACCTTGAGGGTTACCTCACTAGATACGAAGTATTAGATCCTGGTAGAAAACGTGACAATGTGGGTTAAGCTAATCCTCCTTGTGCTACTAGCAGGTTGTACCACAATAACCTATACAGCATCCTGTCGTGTCGATGATGACGTATGCCAGAGAAACCAAAATGCTCAGACACTTGCTATTATCGGACAGGAAGACGCGGCTCTACAGCTACTATGTGAAGATAGTAGTATTCGTGACAGTTTTGGGGACGAGTGTAGGAGCGAATGATGTTAACGGTGACTTTAGTAATAACTACCAGGATTCAACAGTAGATAGTAACAACACTGATGAGACTGTAACGAATAACTATAATGCTACAGGCGCTGGTTCAGCTGCACCTGTAATGTCATCAATAGCCCCTACTATGATGGGTGGCGGTGGTAACGACAGTTGCTTACTACCCAGTTCAACAGGGATACAGGTAAGCATACTAGGTTTATCTACTGGTACTATGACACAGGATAAGTCTTGTAACCGTAGAAAGAACGCTAGGCTCTTAGGAGCACCACAACAAGTAGGTGGATTAGGGCTACAAGTAAGTGCCATATCTATTTTGTGCCAAGATCCTATAGTGTTTAGAAGTATGATGTTAGCGAATACGCCATGCCCTATAAACGATAGTAAGACAGGGAAGCTGCTCATGGGAAAAGCGGCGATTAAGAAGTACAGAGAGAGTCCGACATTATATATTGTTGGGTATGAGACAGACCAAGAATTTTGGAACACCCTGTTGAGGGTAGGAGAGGAAGATGAAGATGAAGAAACAGTTGAAGACGATGCTCCTAAGCTCAGTCTTAGTGAGCGTTTCCGCACTAGCAAACGCAGGGGGTCTGGATCTAAGTAGCCCTGAATACTCAATGACGGGTCAGGAAAAGATTGATGCACTCATAGCTTCCATCAGTGATATACAAGATCGTATAACTGAATCTGCTGTTATGACTGTTGGTGCTGTAGGTTATGCGGCTATCGGTGGTGTTATTAATGATGATACGTTTGACGATGGGCTTATTACTTCAGCTGAGTTGAATGCTTACTTAGATGCTAAAGAACTTGTACTAAACCATGACTATGCTGTAGCTGAAACAGCTGAGCAACTCTTTATGCAGGAACACGCGGCTAACATGAATAGCTTAACCACTGCAGTTGATAATCTTACTGCTGCAACATCTGTAGTTATGACAGCAGTTTCTGTAGCCAGTGTAGCAGCTGAGGCTGACACTAAGCCTGAACAAGTAGCTCTACAAGAGATGGTAGCTACAGATGAGTATAGCCTTGACACAACAGAAGTTAATGAGTATAATGATGCTGTAGCGGCTGTAGAAAATTTTGCTCAACAAGCTGGTGCTTATATGGCAGCTGCGAATAATGATGATTTAACAGCTACTGTAGATAGTTATGCAGCAGCCAACAACTTTGTAATAGGTAGCTATACAGCTATTACGTACACTCAGAATATAGATCAGTTTGTAATATCGTGGGATGATTCAAGTTTTGGTACGGGTTTCTCAGGATATATAACACCAGACATGAAAGATGCTTCTGAAGTATATGCTGCAGGTGAATATATTATTGAATATGGAGCGATGCCAACACAATGAGTTTTAGTATAGGCGGTTACAATATTAAAGGATGGATGATGGCAGTAGCTGTCCCTGTCCTTTCAACTATTTCAGGTGGTATATACTTTGGTTATGATACCCTTAACCGTTTCTATGGTGCTGAAGCTGGTGTAGTAGAATCATTAGACAGTATAGGTAAGTTAGACACTAAGACAGGAGCTATGGATAAGCGTATAACATCTGTAGAAACTGTAGCCCAGCGCAACCTAACAGAAGTTAATAACAAACTAAGTGGTAATGTTTCTACCCTAGAAGGTAAACTAATAGTTCGTATACAGACGTTAGAACAAGCTATAGCTGATAATGATGTAAGAGGTTTAAACCAGAAGCTTGCACAGCTAACGACTAACATGCAGCAGATACTTGAACAGCAGAAGGTACTATTGGACTTACGTAGTCAAGTAGATAAAGCTACAACTATAACAGATGGATTAGGTAATACGCTTGATACTTTACAAACTGAAGTAGATGATATATGGAAGGCTTATGACGAATTAGCGGATAACCCTTTATAATGAAACTTAAAATACCTTTTATAACTACCAGTAAATATATTGATGTTCATGTATATGTAAATAATGCAGCAATAGACAAATGTAATTTTATAGAAACTACAAACCGCATACAAAAAGATTTAACAAAACCTGTAGCTTCTGAATTACCTACAACTTCAAGTTGCGCCAGTTTTCTTGCTATGCAAAAAAGAAGTTTTACCTTGAAGTCTTGGCAAGATTGGTCAATAAATAGACCTAATATGGGCGATTTTAATGTTGAGTTAACGAGGTCGGAACTGTGCGGTTTCCAAGGACACTCTTCTGAAGCTACAAATGGTTGGGCTGGAAAGCATAATATTGATGTTGTAAAAGTAATACCTCCTTTTAAAGTAGATACCGAAGAAAGTATATCTTGGGTTCAAACATATAGCCCTTTTGCACACCAGAATATAAGAGTTCCCTCTGGTATAATAGACTTTAAGTATTCCCACGAAACTAATTTTTTTATTTACAATCATAAAACGGATACAAAAGATGTGATTTTTAAAGCAGGTGACGTTTTACTAAACTACATACCACTATCTGATAGAAGAATAAAAATAAATCAACATTATGACCCTGAGAGATTTGATTATTTACACAACGCAAATGCACCTCTTACTAAAAAAAATGGATACATTAAGAAGAAACTTTTTATGCAGGGTAATATATAATGGCTATTGAATACAGAGGCGAGAAGTTTGAGGGTTATAATAAACCCAAGCGTACACCCAAACACCCTACCAAATCTCACGTAGTATTAGCTAAAGAAGGCGATACTATTAAGATGATTCGTTTTGGTGAGCAGGGTGCATCTACAGCAGGTAAACCTAAGGCTGGTGAATCTGATAAGATGAAAAAGAAACGTGCAAGCTTTAAGGCTAGACACGCTAAGAACATTAAGAGAGGTAAGCTCTCAGCGGCTTACTGGGCAGATAAGGTGAAGTGGTAATGGCAAAATCCCCGAAGCCTACTAATACTAAGTTATATAACCAGAAGAAAGCTCTGGCTAAGAAAAAGTTTAAAGTATGGCCCAGCGCTTATGCATCAGCTTGGCTTACTAAGGAGTATAAAAAAGCTGGGGGTAAGTATAGTGGCACGACGAAAAACAAAGTCACGTAGTGAACACGTTCTAGTAGGGCGTAGAAGCTTTGCTAAAGGTGGTTTAGGTAAATGGTTCGGAGAGGAATGGACAGATGTTAAAACAGGTAAAAAATGCGGTAGGTCGGGTTTATCGGAAAGTGGTAGACCTTATCCTGCGTGTCGTCCGAAAAAAGTGGCGAGTAAAATAAGTAAGAAGGAAGCAGCTAAGAAGACAGGACCTGCTAAGGTTAACTGGTCTACTACTGCATCTGGTAGAAAAAGGACAACGTAATGGCAAAAGGTGTTCCACACTATTTCAGAGATGGTACTGAACATAAGGGCGGTATGCATAAGATGCCTAATGGTGATATGCATTCTGGCAAAACACATGGTAAGAATAGTAAGAAGCTGTTTCACCTAAATGAGTTGAGTGCAACAGCAAAGAAAAAAGTAATGGCTAAAAGGAAAAGCGCATGATGAACAAAGGGATGAAGGCTCTAAAGAAAGAAGCACCAGAAGTAGCTAAGAAGATGGGTTACAACTACGGTGGCTCTGCTAAGAAGATGGGTTACAGCTATGGTGGATCTGTTAAGAAGCCTATGAAAATGAATAGAGGCGGTATGTGTGGTGCATCTAACCCAGCGTCTAAACCTATGTCGAGTAAGTAGATGAAGGTTTATGAAAAATATAAATCTGCCCTAGCTAAGCATGGCTACACAGTAGATGTAGATGGCTGTGTATGGGATGAGCGTGGTAATCAAGCGGCTATAGAAGATAGATTTGGAAATGCTTTCTGTAGTGACCCCAACGTAACGGATATTTGTAAGGCAGCACAAGTCATTATGGATAAGCCTAAACCGAAACCCAAACCTAAAAAGAAGCTTGACGAAGAAGGTTAACGGGTATGCGTAAACAGAGGTACTAAGTTACCACTAAATAAGTATAACTATCTCCGCACACAAACAAAGGAGATAGTGATGCTAAACTTTTTACAACGCGGCTTTAGGGCTGTACAAAGAACACAACAAGCAAGAGCAGATCTTTGGTTACTTAACAATATGAGTGACAGAGATTTACACGACATAGGCATTAGCCGTGGCGAGATAAGAGAGCATATATATGGCGAGAAATCTAACCGAAAAACAACAAAAGTTTCTTGAAGTATTATTCGATGAAGCTAACGGTGATGCTGTTGCAGCTAAAAGGTTGGCAGGTTACGGGGACAACAGCAACACTACAGCTATTGTTGAATCCCTAAAGGATGAGATAGGCGAGAAGACTCGTACTTATTTTGCCCGTTCTGCCCCTAAAGCTGCAGTTGCTATGGTGGGTGCACTTTCTGATCCTACAGAGCTAGGCATAAAAGAAAAAATGGTTGCAGCAAAAGACTTGCTAGACCGCGCTGGACTTGGTAAAGTAGATAAAGTAGATGTTACCTCTAGTGGTGGCATCTTTTATCTACCACCAAAAGAAGGCACAAACGAATAAGTATTCCAACAAGAGACCTAGGATACTGGCAATTACCAAAGCCAATCAAAGGCAAAGAAAAAGAGTGGCACACAATAGTACGTGTAACCGCAAAGATACCTTGGGGGTATGTCCTAGCTCCAGACAATGATAGGCTTCTAGTACCTGTCCGTCTGGAGCTTGAAGCATTAGATCTTGCAAAGAGACACCTCAAGCAGTATAGTTATCGTGCAGTAGCACAATGGCTTAGTAAAGAAACAGGTCGCTATATATCTCATATGGG